TCACACCTGCCATGTATAGAGCTAATGCAGCTGCTAAGAATGAGCGAGCCCATGAAGCTGCGAGCGCCTTGACATCTTTCATTTTTTCTTACCTTTCAGGATGCCCGATTGCGGTATTTCCACCACCGGATATTCTCCCGAAAATGCAAGATATTTTGGTCTTGCAAAACCAATGATTTCTTTGCCAATTGTTCGCACCTTAACCATGACTTGACCACCATTAGCCTGTGATCCGCTGCCGGATGTGTTGCCCTCAATTGTAAGCACTTGTTTTTTGTCAATTAGTCCGACTACTAAGCCGATGTGCTCAATGGTGTTTTTCCCACTAAACCCCATATAAACCAAATCGCCGAGCTCTGGCAAACCATCGACCCAGCAGCCGAATTCTTTCATTTTGTTAGCACCTTGAATTGTGCTTATTTGGCTAGGCAGCTTCTTGATACCAGCGCGCTTTGCACACCAATCAATAAAATAACCGCACCAAGCCAAGCCATTCTCATTGTTATATTTAACGAGATTGTCACCGGTTTCAGCTACGCCAATTTCATCTTTGGCTACGCGGATCATGCGAGCTGCCGTGCCAAGTGGATACTCAGCCACGAAGCGCAGCAATCTCTTCAGCGGTCAATCCCAAAGCTGCCAGTTTTGATTCAGCTGATGCCTTTGCAGCTTGTTTTGCCACTTCAGCCTCTTCAGCAGCTTCTAATTTAGCTTGGGTTGCTTTCATTTCATCAATTTCTGCTTTTGTAGCATCGCGCTCAATGATGGTTTCCTCTTGTGTCGTTGCGTCAATAATTTTTTCTATAATTTTCATTAGTAATCACTTCCAAATATCCAAACTGTTCCACTATCGAAATTTCCTACACTCGAAATAATGCTAACCGAGCTAATTGCAGATGTTCCAAGATAAAATCCTTGATGATGAAAACCAATTGCAGTTGCCACATTATCTCCTGAACCCATTGCTGTATAAGTTTTTGGCGAAGTCGTATTAGTTCCGCCAGTAATTTTTACTGAACCACTAACGCGCGCTCCGACTGTATTGCCCATTTGGCCTATATAAATTTGAGTAGTTCCAGTAGTAGCCGTTTGTATTGACTGATAATCCTCAATGTTACTAGGATTTGCATTTGCCAAAATTTGAGAACCAGTTCCAAGATAATTTGTTGCGCTATCTGTATTTAATCGAACGGATATGTAAGAAGAAGCTGATGCACTTGAAGCTTGTTTGACTAAAATTAAAAGTTGTTTTTTACCACTAATTCCAGAAACTGTTATTGTTGTCGCTCCAGTTAGAGCCGTTCCGGTGCTTCCGTTTAATACGCTCCAATTTTCTGTGTTTGAACCTGGTGAAGCTATCCAGCTGAAATCCATGTCGGTATTTGAAGCCTTGCTTAATATTTGTCCGCTTGTGCCACCTTTTAGATCCATTAGCGATGTATCAACCGCTTGACCAAAGACCTCAAAGTCTGCCGGCAAATCTGTGACCAAGTCAGAATTTGTTGGCATTTGCCAGCCAAAATTCGAAGTGGGATTGCTCATGTGTTCTCCTTTGTTACGCCACTATTGTCGCATTAGCCCAATCCAAAGTCGGTGCGACACTCGACCAAGTTTCGACGACTGGCACATCATTCCATCTCATTGCTTGCAAGCTAAATGAAATTGGCGATGCGGTTATTGTCAAAGCTAATTGGTTAAATCCGGCTTTCCAAGTCCAGCCCTCAACAAATCCCAAAAATTGACCTGCAACCATATTCAACGGCAAATCAGGCACGGAAATTGGTAAGCCCATGAATATATTGATAAGCGCATCGCGCTCTGCATCGGTTAATTCAGGGTTAGTTAGCTCAAAGGTAAGAGCATTAAAGTTCGCTTGTGGTTGAGCGCGTAAAGTCAAATAAAAGTCTGCCTGATCCTGCGCATCTGCCTGATTTTCAAGCGAAGTCTGGAAGATTTGTGAAAGTTGCCCATAAGTGGCAATTGAAGCTGCATCGCTAGCACTTACTTCAGCCGAGTTTTTATATACTAGCGTTACATCATTGCGCACATCGCCGGCGCGTGTTTGAATGCTTACGCCGCGAGCCAGCGCCTTGTTTGCGCTAATTTCGGTGTATCCATAGGTTGAAAGGTAATTGGTTCGATGTGTGCTATCGGCATAAGAGATTTGCCCAGTTGCCGATTCATAAAGATAACCAAGCCCTGAGCTGGCTAAAGCACTCACTAATGAATAGACATCGGTGCGGTTTGATAATCTAGCAGCTAATTCATAATTACCGGTGTCAATTGTTCCAACACCGCTATTGCCGGCATTTGCCCAAGTCACGCCAGCTTCATAGGTTGCCCATGTGGTAGCCGATGGCACTTCACTCCAAGTTGCAAAAAGCACTTCGCGCAAAATGCTTTCAATTTGCACTCCATCAAGAGCTTTGGTCAAAACGCCATCTGTCAAGGCTTTAGGCAATCGAGCAAGAGCGCCAACGGCGGTGATGTTGATTGATTGAGTTAAAGCCACTTGGCTAGCCGTTTGGACTGTGATGCCAATATCTACAATCTCTCCACCAAATAGCGGCACATAATCGCCATTGGAATCTTGCACCGAAATGGTTAAAGATTCCTGAATGCCAAAAGCAAGCTGTGACTGGTCAAGATTGATTAGCGTGATATTTGCATAACCGGCATAAGCTTGCTCATAAATGTTTGTGCGACCTGAAGTGATTGACAAATCAGCCAAAATTGCATTTGTGAAATTTGTGCCAGCGATTTGAACCTGCCAAATCGGTTTGAATGCCGTCATGTCACTAAGCCGCCAGCGCCGCCAGTTCCACGATAAAAGCTTGAATTGAGTGTATTTACAATGGTGCGAGCCGTGCCCTCTGGATCAATAGCGCCGGATACATTAACCACGACTTGCGGTGTGCCATCCATTGCTGAAAGCTTATTTAAGACACCGGTAGGCGTATTGATTGACTTTGCATTGGCATTTGCAGCTATCGATGCCAAAATCAAATCAGTTGATTGGTCTGCTAAATTCTTTGTGCCTGTGGCAATTTTTGTGCCTGTTCCGGTCAAACTTCCGCTACCGGTCAATGTTGGGATTGAGCCTAATGAAATTCCGCCGCCTGTTGAGCCGCCGCCTGTTGAGCCGCCGCTTGATTTCAAATTTGGATTGCCTGTAAAAATTTGTGAGCTTCCGCCGCCGCCGTTAATGACATTCATCAAAAGACCAGTTGCAATGCCTACGCCAGCAAGAGCCGCAATTGCAGTTCCAACGCTAACGCCAGCAGTTGCAAAAGCGGCTGCAATGCCTGTGGTGATGTAAGCGGTGCGCAATAAAGCCAGCGCGCCAATAATCGCCTGAATGCCAGCAACCACTTTGCTTGCAACAAAGACTGTTGCCAATACGCCGGCGAGAATTGCAAGTTCATCTTTAAAGCGAATGACAAAATCAATCATGTTACGAATGCGCTCGCCCCATAAATAAAACGCTTCATAAGTTCCGTTTAAGCCCTCTAGGACACTCTTATCGCCTGTTAAACCACCAATAACGGCTTGCAAAGCTGGAACGAAATGTTCCATAAGCCAAGCGGTTAAATCTTGCACAATAGGCAAGAGCGCCATGCCGATTGATTCATTGGCTTCATCAAGCGCAATTTTTACGCGATCCAAGCCCTTTTGCGTTGAATCCGCCGTATCTTCAGCAAAGTTGCCCCAAGTGGCATCAAGCTCTGCTGCAATTTTATTGAAATCACCAGTTTTTAATGTGCTGGCATCTAAACCTAAACCAAGCTTGCCTAGCGCAGTCGTGTTGCCATCATAGGCTTTACCAAGTGCATTTGTGACTGTTTCAAGTGGCTTTCCGGTTGCAGCCTGAAGATCAAGAGCCAAATTGAGAAGCTTTTGAGCTTCTTCGACATTGTTTGTTGATCTGATAAGTCGGTCAAATGCTGGGCGCAATTCATCATCGGTTACGCCAATGGCAATTGAAGTTTTGGTTATCCACTTTTCAACCTCAGCAATTTGCCCTTGCGTTGCATTGGTCGTGGCATTGATTGTTGCAGCTAATTTGATTTGTGCGGCTTCATCCTGCGCCGCCGCTTCAACCGCTTGCTTTGCATAAGCTAAAGCTGCCGTGCCTACCGCTGCAAATGCCAGCGCCGCTTTTTTACCGAAATCAGCAATCTGCTCTGTGGCGCTTTTAGTTTGTGCCGTTGATTTGTTTAAGCCATCGGTGAAGTTATTTATATCGGCAAGAAGTTTGAGCGTTAATGTTCTCGATGCAGATGCCATCTTTTAACCCCACTCATTCAAAATCTTTTGGAAGCCTTGCTCCCATTCTCTCACGATGTAAGGCTGCTCACGGCGAAGCGTTGGATAAATAAACCAACCTCTTGAACCACGACCCTGGCGACCTGACCACACCGGAAATTGTTTGTATTTATTAGATCCAAATTCATTGCCACCCCAAAGCATTTGGGTCGTGCCACCACCTGAAAACTTTTGAGATGCAAAACCAATTGAAAGCTCACCAATTTTGGAAGATTTCTTAACACGGCTGCCCTCAGCAATACGCGATGCCGCTTTTGTGCTATTGCCGCGAGCGTGAGCCGCATTGATAATTTTACCTTGCAAATAAGAAGCTAAAGCGCCTGATTGCTCTTTTGCAGCTTCGATAGCGCCATCTTCCATATTTTTAAAAGCCTTAAAGAGCGCGGAAAGCTCGGCTTTGTCAAAAGCCATTGCCTCTTCGTCAGCCATTGCGCTCCTTTAATAACTCCATCACTGTATGCAAATCTTCAGCCGATTGAAACTCTGACGGCGGAATTCCTGAAGCTAGTGATAGCTGCCAGATTATTCGGCTGATGCTTCCGTCTGGGTGGCTTTTGGGTTTGCATCACCGACAATCACATCAATCACGCTTTCACACCAAATCTCAAAAGGTTTGATTGGCGTAGCTCCTGCCGTTTCACGCTTCATGGCGTGATAGGCAAGGAAGAGAAGATCGTGCAGCCCAATCTTCTCTTGCGCTTGCGAAATTGTGTTGCCTGTCTTTAGCTCCCATTTAACCCACTCAGGCGGCTGCGCGATGTAGGTTGCTTGTTTGCCGTTTGTGTATTCAATTGTTATTGGTAACTTCATTGCTCCCGATCTCCTTTTTAACTGAATGTTTCAGTAACTGTGCCTTGATAGACCTTAAAGTTCCAGCTAACTGTCTGTGCATCAATTCCTGCACCGCCAGCAGTTGGAAAATCCGGCATAATGCCGAAAACAAATTGCGCGCCTGTTGCAGCAGTTAGCGTTACGCTGATTGCGGTGTCAGGTGCTGATTCAGCTGCTGCCCAAATGGCTTCGCAAACTGAATCTGTCTTGCCCCAATCGGCAAGCATTTCGAGAGCAAATGTGCCTGTAAGATTTGTGGTCTTGTAAGCCTCGCCATCGAGAGTTTGATAAGTCTGGCGCTCATTCACCTTTGTTAGCACCGCGCTAGTCGCTTGCGCCTCGATGTCTGTGCCGCCAGTAAATGAGAGCGAAATATTGCGCCCTGTGATTACTGTGGTTGCCACTTTGTTCTCCTTAGATTGTTTGTTGCGTGTAGTTAGTGCTGATTGAAATGTCTGCAACCAGCAAATTTGTTGCACCCACTTGGGTGATGTTTGGGCGAGTTACATTGCCGACTGTGTAATTTGTCGGTATCACGCCCATGATGGCAATAATCAATTGCTCCAAATTGTCAAGAGCTCCGGCATTTGAATAGTAAGCAACGGCAGCGGTCACGACAAAATTGATTTTAACGCGCACCGATTGATTGCCAATAAATTCGCTTTCAAGATATGGCTCATCCGGCACAATGATGCAAGCCGGTGGAATGACTGTTTCCGGTGGCTCTGAATAAACGGATGCAGCTACTGAAGCAAGTGAAGTAGCCAGCGCATCGCGCACATTGGTTGCAATTGTCGTTGGTGTTGGCATTATTGAGCCATGCTTCCGACTTCGACATATTTAGCAATGAGCGAATAAACGCGGCTTGCCAATGATCTGCCCATTCGATATGGCGTTGGCGTGAAATCGACACCCTCAATTTGACCGCCAGCTGCCGTGATTGATTGGAAAATTTCCACGCTGATAATTGTGGTCGCGCTTTCAATATCAGGATCAGAAGCATAAAGAGTTGCTGCGCTCTTTCCGGATACATAGACATCGCCGGCAGGAATAACCGGCTGATAAGTCAAGTCTGCTTCGTTTGTCGCAATGCTAAACGCGTAAGGTCTGGAATAGGTGTCTGTTATTGTTTGAGTTCCATTAAAGGCGCTCGCGGTGCTTGCAATTGTGATTGTCTGATTATCCACAAATTGATTTGGCAATTGTGTGGTGAAAATAGCCGTGCCATTTTCTATTTGATAGCCGACAATTTTGTTTGAATAGCTCTCCAATAGTGGCAAGAGAATGCCCTCAGCACTATTGATAATGCCATCTAAATAAGCATCAGAATATAAGGAAGACGAAACGCCAAGCACTGTGCGCAGTTGGCTTGCGGTAATAATACTTGGCATTTCGTATCCTCTCTGATTAACCTATTCGGGAGCGACTAGGTTAGAGATCAAGTTAGATTGAAGCGGCGAAGACCACCTGCAAAGGTAACTCCTGCTGCTACGAATCCAAATAGTTCTAACTCGATTTCGCCGGTTGATGGCACATTGGTTTGCAGTGTCAGAGCTGGGCTCTCATAAATTTCGATTGAGCCCTTTTCAATGATGAATGAAGATTCATCGATAACTGTTGAAACCATGTTCGCATCCACGTAATAATCCAAGCCCATGACGTTTCCACGAAGCGATGTTGGTGCAGTCTGTCCAGCTGAGTTCATTGGCTGACCAGCATTGTAGATTGGGCGGCCAGTTGTATCGACTGAGCCCATTAACAATGACCATGTGCCTACACCTGAAACTAATGATGTTGCAACGCGCTTTGTCGCATTGTAAGCAGCAGCAGCTTCAGTTGAAACGAATGAAATCATGCCAGCTGAAGTCGCAGCGGTAGCAGTTGCCTGAGTTCCGCCAGCGGTGATTTGTGCAATTACATAAGAATCAATTGCCTGAGAATATCCGTCCCTTAAATTCTGGAGCATAATCTCATAAAAGCTGGGATCTGATCTAAGGAGCAACTCTTGGCTATACCGTTGGAAACCGGCTTTCTTGATTACTGTCGCATTTACATAAGCTGAAGTGATTGCATCAGTTCCGGTTGTATCTCCACCCTCAGCGACTGTTGCTACTGAAGCATTCTGTGTGATTTTTGGAATTGATACTGTCATGCCAGCCTGTGGTAGTGGGCGTGTGCCACCGCAAGCATCCACGACTGGTCGGATTGAAGTGGTGTTGGTTGCTACTTGACGGACATAAGCAACCGGTGAAAATGCTGGGTTGGTGGTGAAAGAATCATCAGCTGCCATGACATACTGACGAGAATCTTCGTTGCCTAACTTAGCAAGGACTGAATGTTGCAGGTAAGTTCCACCTGAAACGATTGGTGAGCGTGGTGATGTAAAAGCCATTGGCTTTGATGTTGCCTTTACGGCTTCAGATGCTTCTACCGCTACATCATCGGCAGGAGCTGGAACGGTAGTGTCTGACACTTGTTCTCCTTCGTTTGGATTTGTGTTTGCATCTGAAACTTCATCAGCTTCAGAATTTTCTTTTGGCGCTTCTTCTTCGCCCTCATTTGCTGCGACATCAGTAACTCTCGCAGATCGCACGGCTGGCTCGCTTGTTAGCGCGACACCCTCTAATGTGCCTTTCAAAACTTTCATTGTGCCGTCTTTTGCGACTTCGTAATCATCGACCTTTAATTCAACGCTGAATCCATCGCGTAACCCATCCATTGCTTCAACGATTGCATCATTGCCGGCGGTGGTGTTACTAATTTTGAATGTTGCGTTAATTGCTTTGCCGCCATCTGCCAATTCCATTGATAAAGCTTTACCAATGCGGCGTGTGCGGTCATGCTCTAAATTGAGCAAAACTAATTTTGGTTCAATTGAACCCTCAGCAAATGTCACTCGACCGGTTGAAGCATTTGCTACTTCATCGAATGCAACGATGCGACCAGTAATGGTGCGGCTTTGATCATCAGCTGCCGTGATTGTCATTGGCACATTTAGTTTCATTTAATCATGTCCTCTTCTTCGCGGATTTCTTCAGCCGACATTGCGCCAATGCGGTTGAGAATTTCATAAACTTGCGCGCGCTCGTAAGCTGAACCGCGCAAGTAATCGTCTAATGAGAATTTGCAAATTTGTGAGCTAGGTAGGAAATCCGGCATGGATAACCTTTGTTCAATACTTGTCATCAATGGTCGAAGTGAGAAATCAACCAATGTTTGTCTTGCTAAATTAGCATTGGCGTAAGTCATCGATGAACCACTCTCGGCATCCAAGAAGTAAGCTGGTATTCCGATGGCTCGCGCCAATTCTGTTGCAATGTAGGAACGCGCCTGATTTAATTGAAGCTTCTCTGGATCATAACCAATTGTTTCAAGTGACACATCAGCATTTAGGAATGCAGTCGCGCGATTTCTACGCGCTACGCCCCAAGATTCTAAAAGTTTTGCAATGCGATCTGCTGGCAAAGCTGAACCATTTGATTTTAAGACCATTGTAGGCGCTGGCTCTTTGGCATACATCGCAGCTGCGCGCTCTAACTCTGCACCTGCGCGGATTGTTTTACCTGCGCGATTTAATAGCCCCTCATCGCTGCCATAAAATACGACTAGCGAACCAACGCCCTCAGTCGGCAATGGCACACCATCAACCACATAATATTCAATTTCTGTTGATAAACGATTGGTAACAATTTGAACGCGCGTAGGGTTGATGCGCACCATGTCACGCACTCGATTAGTGTCAGCGTAAAGCTCTTGAATTTGTGCATAGGCGTAACCATAGAAAAGCAAATCTTCTGCAAGCCATGTGTAAGTAACGGCTGCATTTACGCGGCGATCTGGTAATGAAATTGATTTTGGTGGGTCGATTTCAGTTCCGCTTGCCTTATCCCACACTTCTAATGGCAAAGCTGCGATTGCGCTGCAAATAATGTTGCGAGCGCGAGCTACCGCTGGAACGCTCATAGCTTCTTCACGCGTTGCAGTAACTGTGCCATTGAAAGGGATAATTAAAGAATCAATGGTTGGTAATGGAAGAGCTGCCGCGACATCGGCACTTGACGGCTCGACTGTTTTAACGCGGAATGTATCCAATAAACCCATGCGCGTATTCTCGCAAGGCTTATAGCCCTACATCGCTAAAATGTCTATCTCTATCTCTGGGCGTGTCGCGAAATGTGTAGCCAAAGCCGTTGCTACCGCTGCGCAGACCGCTTGACCGGATGCCCTACGCCCAATAATCCAACCATCGTTTCTTTTTAAAGCTACGGCGCTCAGCATTT